TCAAACTCACCCGTAGCAGATAGACCTTCAATACCAATCACATAAAGAGATTGATAACCATTGGCACCAACAAACTCTGCTGATTTGGATTTCTTCCACTGCTTCTGAATCTCAGAGTAAGGAGTTTTGATTTCACTATTGTTGTAAGTGCTGTTAAGTTCGCGCCCCTTAATCAATCGAATGCCCACGAGGTTAACATCGGGGAAGCGATCACGAACTGCTTGGAGGAAAACTCCAGTCACTTTATCTGACGAGTTGTAAGAAGAAGAAAAACGAGGATACACTCGCCCAGTTTGACGATCTCGCAGCATACAATCACTATCAACATAGTTCAATCCTTGCTTCATAACATTACCGCGTTTGAACTCAACAGTATAGTTGATGGATTGACCTTCACCATCACTCAACATAATCACACTAACTTTCTGAGCTTTAGTGCGCTTCTTGAAGTCAGGGATAATAGCAGTCAGAGAAATAACAGATTCATTCAGCGGAGTGCCAGACAAACCATATCCTACTGGATTGTTATAACCAGAGTAACCAGATTCTGCCTTGACAAGACGCCAGAAGTTTTTAAGTTGCTTCTCCAAATCTCCACTGTTCTTACCAGAACTACTAACCAGATTCATCATAGAGAAAGTATTATGAATATAAACTTGCCCATTGATTTTTTTATGGTGTTCTGGTGGGGAAAAACGAGTCATGGTGTTGTAGTTGAACAGACGCTGCCAGCGATATTCGTTGGTGAAAGCATAGATGTCAAATGGAATCTGAACCTTACGGCAGAACCAAGCAAGGTTAAGAAGTTGCTTAGCAGTGTCAACCAAACAGTTACCCATAGAACCAGACCAATCTAACACAAAGATCAGACCGTGATTCTTACCATCGGGCACCACATTGATTTTCTTGAACACATCTTCATTCCACTTGTAGGTATGAAGTTTCTGAGTGTCAAGCACACCAGTTTTAGCAACCGAAGAACGAGCATACTGGTCAGCAGATTTACGCATCTCAAACTCTTTCACAAGGTAGTTAACCTCACGCTGAGCTTCAGTGCGAAACTTCTGGTATGCTTTATCAACTTCATCAAAAGCAATATTAGATTGTTGGGCATAATGTTCAGCACAATCTGCCATCACTTGCTTGTTAGGAATCACAAGGCTATCTACTTTAAGATTGGGCAACTCAATGTAGTTGATTTGATTGCCATACTTACTAGCAAGTTGTTTCTGAGCTTCGTTGAATGCTTTATCAGTTTCAGATTCATAGTTGTGGTCACCACCAGTAGTGCCACCACCACTATTGTCTGGATCGAGTTGGTTAGGTTCTCCTTGCTCACCCTGCTCCTGACTCTGCCCTTGACTCTGCCCACCAGATTGGTCTAATGAAGCATCACCCCCAGACTGGGTGCTGTCACCCCCACCTTGAGTAGCAGCATCTTGGGGCACTTCGATCTTATCTTGCTCCTGTTCCTTAGTGTATTCTAGGATACGCTTAGCGGCATCTACAACCTGCTGGAAGGTGTCTGCGGCAGCAACTACATCTACTAGGGTCTTCTCTGCTTCATTAAATGGAATCAGAGTGGCAGCATGAACGCCAACCTTAAAGTGAAGGTTGATACGGTCGATCAGTGTGTAGCTATCCATGCTACGGTCACCAATCTCAAAGAAATCTTTATCAGCAAGTTGACGATATGCTGCGTAGAAGTTACGAGCAAGACCAGGAAACTTACGCTTCATCATCTTCTCGATACGGGCATCCTCAACCACATTCAGATAGGATTGGGGCACACCATGATCTTCGCCATACTCATCGGGAGTATAAAGAGCATGTCCAACTTCGTGACCAACCAGCATATCGTACACATCTTCGGTTGCTCGCTCCCACATAGGAAGAGTCAGCACACGATTTTTGATATCGAAGCAAGCAGTTTCGACAGGGCGGTGCTCTACAATCAGATTCTCGGTAGCTAGCAGTCGGGCAAGACCGCCCTTTACTTCAAGGTTGAACGTCACTGGTCTCTTGCGTTGTTGAACCTACTATACGACAAAGGGGGTGCCGTGGCAACCCCTGTTAAGTTATTCTGATACTTCCTCTGTGACGTATGAGTAGTTCTTATGCTTCTCAAATCTGAGGCAACGGTCAAACTTATCTGCGATATTATCTCTATGGGAAATAACAAATACGTTTGTCTTATCATCAAAGGTTTTTAGAATCCATCCTAGATCACTGTTACCAGATTGGTCTAGTGAACCGTCAAAGATTTCATCTAGTATAAGGAGGTTAGTATCCACACTATTCTTAAGTTTAGCAACAGAGCGCCAAGTAAGCAACAAAGCAATATCAATCCTAGCCTTCTCTCCTTCGCTGAAAGATTCATAACTAAACTCATCCCTATAACGTGACTTGATTACTTCTTCAAAGTTTTCATTTAAAGTAAAACTAGAAGCAAACTCCATTTTTTCTAGATACCCATTGATAAGTTTATTCATCGTTGGGAGGTATTTTTTGATGATCCGCGTTTTGATTCCCGAGTCTTTAAGGAGTTGGGTGGCGGTGAGCAAGCAATCTTTCTCTTCTTTCGTTTCTGAAATGACCTTTTGAGTTTGCTTGCTGTCTTCGTCGAGCGATTTAAGTATTGAAAACTGCTCCCGTTGATTGACATTTGAATCCCGCAGTTTTCCGATGTCGTGGTCCAGTTCCTCAATTCTTCTATGAAGTGATTTAATTTCATTATTCAGTTGTCTGTTTTGCTGATTGAGTTCGTTTATCTCATCAATCAGAAGAACAAAGGTATTCTCTTGATCTTGGAGGTTGGAAAGTTGTTGTCCCAAATCAGACACACCTTTTTCCACCTCAGCAAGTTTATCCGAGAGAAGCGAGATCTTTTCTTGTTTGAAATGTTCCTCGATACTCTGACCGCATGTTGGACAATCATTATTTTGCTCAAAGAATTTTTTTTCTCGTGAGTGAGATTTTTGTTTGGTGGTGAGTTTCTCTTTGAGGAAAGTGACCTTAGATATCGTTGCTTTAATTTTCGTTGTGTCTGAAACGGCAATGGTCTTAGTGTCGATTTCCGTGTCGTTATTGAGGATTGCTGTCTCATGATTAAGTGCCTCTATTAGAAGTTCTTGCTTTCGATTCTCTTTAACTTCAATATCTTCTTTGTTTTTCTTTTCGATGTCAAGCATAAACTGCTTCTGCATGTCAATCTTCTCTTTGACAAGTGACAGTTTATATTCGTGGTCTTTCAGTTCATCATTAATAATTTTTACTTTTTCTTTTAGATTGACATTCATGGTCGAGAAGATTTGAATGTCAAGAATATCTTCGATGATTTCCCTGCGAGATGCTAACGGCAATCTCATAAAGGGAACAAAAGTAGATGAACCTAAAACTACAATCTGTGTGAAAGATTTGTAGTTCATCTTGAGAAGGGTTTGTTCAAAATATTTTTGCTGATCTACCGCAGAAGCGTTTTGATCTAGCATCGCTCCATTCTGGTAGATCTCAAACTTGGCAGGTTTGATACCACGAATCACTTTGTATTTATTCCTACCAATATCAAAGTCAAGTTCCACCACACAATCTGTCTGATTGATGGAGTTGACTAGTTGGGGTTTATTGATTTTACGAAATGGTTTACCAAACAAAGAGAATGTCAGAGCATCTAGAATAGTAGATTTACCAGCTCCGTTAGACCCAACGATGATAGTGCTTTTTGTGTTTGTTAAATCAACTTCAGTAAACTGAGTTCCTGTTGAAAGAAAGTTCTTCCATTTAATCGTCTTGAAGATTATCATAATTTGGTGGAGGAATAATAATATCGTCGGGTTGAACTACAATGTATTTCATTCCCCTCAGTTCACACATACCGATACCTGCTTTGGCATCAACTTCATATGTTCTGAGGGGTGGCAAATCACCATCGTCATCGTTGGCTTCCAGTAATCCTAGATACCTATCGGCATCGTCTTCGTCTTCAAAGAAGTATACCACATGATCACCCTCGTCGTCAAGGACCGAGTATACACCATCGGGATGCTCCTGAAGGGTGATGAGGAACATTATACTACCTCACAGCTTTCAGTATATAGGGTTTTCATAAGCATCTTTAGTTTATCCTTGTTGACGGATAACTCTACTTCATCAATATATTCATTAAGAAGTGTTAACGTATCCTTAACCTCTAGGTTTTCTTCAACTTCTTCAACATTATCCTGAACTAAAGTTTCGATGATCTTGACATCATGTGGGTTCGACGCATAAATCAAATCCATAAACTTTTCAAACAAAAGATAATCTCTCTTTTCTTCTACGAAAATCTTGACAAAAGTATTTGTAAACTCAGTGGGATCGATGCTGATATCAGGATTAGTAACGTCATTATAATATACTTTCGAGAAAATCTCATAAGGGTTCTTGACCCGCTTGAGTTTATTTGTCTTTGGTTCATACAGGTGAAATCCTCGTTCGTCTTTATAATCGTTCCAAAACATCTGGTATGGATTACCAAGATAGGTAATGTTACCACGCGATGATTTGTGGTGGTAGTGACCAGAGAATACTTGCTTGAACTTAGAGAAAATATCAGGGCTCATACCACCTTGGTGTTTCATACCAGGCGTTACTTCAAAACCATCAAGTTCTAAATGACCCATAGCAATCTCAGCATTGGTGTCATTAATCCATGTCATAGTCTCATCATAGTTCTGAGAGTTAATCCATGGCAGCATGAGGATTTTAGTATCCTCAATCATGACTGTCTCTGGGCGAGAGTAGATCTCAATGTTACTAAAATCTTTTAGCAGAAGTTCTGGTGAGTTAACCTCATTAGTGTTCTTGTAGTACACACAATGATTACCCAGAATCATGTGAACATAAATCCCCATATCTTCTAGGCGTTGGAAGTAATGCTTACGCACACGATTCCATACATTAAAATCAATACCTTTACGATTGTCAAAGGTATCGCCAAGATCAACGATCTGTTTGATGTTATGTTTTTCTAATGTGGGAAAGAAAACATCATCATAAAACTTCTGGAAGTATTCCCAAAAAGCAATACTTCCTTTTCTACCATCCAAATGTTGATCAGTAATAAGAGCAATCGTCATCGTTTAGATCTGATTTCAAGGTTTTCTTTAATGCTGTTCATGTCAGCAGAGCTACTACTATACCCATACATGTCACCGCCGTGACTATCCATATGTAAAACTTCATCAAATCCAGAGCGTTCTAGGATCTTAGTTTTGATTTCTAGTTGCTTCTTCTCACGTTGAATACGACGCAAGAAAGCATAGTAGATGATTTGAGTAAAGTAAGCAAATGGATTAGTAGATTTCTCTGGGTTAAAGTTATCAATATATTGAAGGCAGTTCTCGATACCATCACAGATCATATCTTCCCTAAACATGTAGTTAACAAAGTTTGGTTTGTATGATAGGTGCGTAGCAATCTTTAAAAAGCACTCTCCAACATAGTTGGGAACTCTTGGTCTCTTACCACCAGATTCTTTGGCGGCAGCAACCTCTTGTCGAAAAACCATAAGAGCATCTAAGAACTCCCTGTTATTCACATAGTTTTCCTTAGTTGTTCTTTTACCCATGGGTTTTTCTACTGCTAACATTTACTTTATTGTTTCATGCTGTCAGTATAGCACGTAACAG